GATATTTTCTAACTGGCAAGTCACCAGGGGCAAAGATCCTGCAGGCAATGATATCATGGTCAGAGTACCGGTGATGTATGGTGACAGCAGCAGACAAGCAGCAAACATCATCTCTAACAACACAGCAAGTAACCTGCCAAGTGCACCGATGATTTCGTATTATATCAGTGGGCTTGAGTATGATCAGAAACGAACTCAAGATCCTACATATACTGACAGAATCAGCATCAGACAACGCGCATACAACAGCGACACACAGACGTATGAAACCACTCAGGGACAAGCTTTCACTGTTGAGAGACTGATGCCTGTTCCGTATACGCTTAAAATAACAGTAGACTTCTGGACAACGAACTACAACCAAAAGTTAGAGTTAGTTGAGCAGCTGGGCACACTGTTTAATCCTGCACTTGAAATACAATCAACGGATAACTTCATTGACTGGACTTCATTGAGTGTTGTCTATCAAGAGTCATTGAACTGGTCGTCACGAACTATTCCGCAAGGTTCAGGTAATCCAATCGATGTGTTGACTTGGAAGTTCTACATGCCTATATGGTTGAGCACCGCAGCGAAACTTAAAAAGTACGGCGTCATTGAGAAGATCATTGCGTCTATCTTCAAGGGTCATGCTCTTACTGATATTCAAGACGATGATCTGTTGTTAGGTACCAGACAAAAGATTACGCCCTACGGTTATAAGTTATTGTTGATCAGCAATGCTCTACAAATACTTCCTGCTAATCAAGACTTCTATCCTGAGAATGATGATCTTAACTTGCCGCCGAACCCTGATACATCCGTATACTGGGCCAGTGTGCTGAATGTATACGGAACGATTCGTCCGGGCATCTCACAAATCTGGTTACAGAATCCCTATATGACGACAGAGATTGTTGGCACGATTGTTCCTGATCCAAATGATGATCGTCTGTTGATTTACAGTATCGATCCTGACACACTTCCGCAGAACACCCTTGCTCCTGTTGACAGCGTGATCAATCCGTTAGTCACGGGGCCAAACGCCGGCCTACCTGCACCGGTCAATGGCAGGCGCTATCTGATCGTTGAGAGTATCGGTCATGTGGGCGACACAACAATCGGCTGGGGTGATCTAATCGCCTCAGCGAATGATATTATTGAATACAGCAGCGCACTGGGCAAATGGTTCGTCAGTTTTGACAGTTCATTGCTTGCTGATGTTCAGTATGTAACCAATCTCACCACTGCTGTTCAGTATCGCTTCACTGATGATACTTGGATGAAGTCTTGGGAAGGCTGGTACGATCAAGGTGATTACTCAATCGTGATTTAAATACGGGCACGGCAGACTGACGATAAATCAGTATATGAATCAATCTGCCGGCGTGTTCTTTTACGCCACAAAAACTAAACGCTATCTATATCTACTTCGCACAGATGCCAAGAACCCCGGCAACTGGGGTATACCTGGTGGCAAGGTTGAGAAGGGCGAAACTCTGTTAGAGGGTATTGTGCGTGAATGTCAAGAAGAAATAAGTCACTTCCCTAAAGAGGCAAAGCTGATTCCTATTCAGAAGTTCATCAATCGCTCGTTCACTTATCATACTTTCTTCTGTCAGATTGAGGATGAGTTCACTCCGGTGCTGAACGATGAGCATTGTGGTTATGCGTGGGTAGGTGATAATCAATATCCCAAACCATTACATCCGGGACTATTCAACACGGTAAACTTTGACGTTGTGATCGACAAGCTTAAAGCACTAACCAGTAAATGAAAAAGAGCACCGAAGTGCTCTTTTTATTTCTTTGACGAGTCCGATACATGAGTTTGAATAGTTCTTTCTATTACATCAATCCTGCCCTTCATTTCAGCCCCTTGTAATACCTCAGTATGAATTGTTGCTGAAAGTTGAGTCATCTCACTTCGTTGTGTGACCCAAGCACCAGTTGCCAGAATTTGAGCCAGACCAATAACCCATGCTGCTATTTTCCAGGCACCGCGCCCTTGATTCATCATTTTCTCACCTTCAGCAGTATGTTCATTAAATGCTTCGAGGTGAATTTCTAATTTGTCACTGATTTCTCTTACTGTGCTTGTATTTGCTTCAAGTGCTTGATTAATACTATGAAGAACAATAAGGAATGCGCGTTGTTTTGGATCGTCTTCATTAGCAATCATCTGCGAAATGTCTAATGTTCCGGGCCCGTCACTCCAGCGACGGCCCATTTGTGTATCTGAAAAACCAGTTGCCATAATTCATCCTTAAGAGTTGTTTACCGTGATCACTCCGTACGGTTGACTTGGCGTTGCATTTGCTGCAATCGCTGCGTTAAACGAGGCGTAATATGCTGTTGCTGTATCTGTGTTACCGAAGCCTCTAGCGGTATGATCAGATACTCTTTCTAACAGAACTGTTACCGGTGCTGCTGTCAGAGCAGAGATGCTCATTGTACCGGGCACAAGTGCTGCTGCTGCTAAATCTGCTGTGTAGCAAACACCAGTTAGACCCGAAGTCAGACCAGTTACAAGGAACTTGCTACGACCTTTTTGTCTGACGATGAAACCAGATTCGTTATCAGCGAATGTCCAAGCAGACAGTGCATAATGTTGCGGAGTGATGGCGCCCATCACGACATAATCTTGATGGCCGGTAACAACTGCTGAATCGTCAGAAAGAGTTACTTCACAACCGTTGCGCTGCATACTGACAGTGAATTCAGTCGGTGATACAACGTCAAGAACCCAGTATACTGTGCCAGCTGTTAATCCACCGATATCAGCGTTAAAAACGATTGGCTGAGGCCAGTTCATTGCTGATGTATCAACTGCGGTGACAAGATTGCCAAGTGCGGCTGTATCTGTAACAGCGACAACGATGTAGCCCGGAACGTTTGTGACATGACCTACTTGAGTTCCATCTGCAAGTTCAACTGACGAACCAACTGACAGAGTATTAGCGAAGTCTGTACCAGCACCCCACATTTCTTTACCAGCAGTACCGTTTAGAGTTACTGTTCCGGCGCCTGCGCGTCCGATAGCAACATCAGCAAGAACTTGCTTGCCATAGCTTCCGGTGTTGCCACCGACAACGCTGTATGTATTAGCAGCACCATTTGGATTGTTGAAACCGTAGTCGATAAGACCGACAGTGAACGGAACTACAACTGGTCCTACTGTACCAAGCGCAAGTGGTGTACCATACCAGTTAGCATCTAGTGGCGTTGAACTCAACGTCATAGACGTTGTGCTTGGCATAGTTAGAATCCAGTACGTTGTTCCAGCAATGATATTACTGACAGTAGTTGCTGCTACGATAGGCATGCCTACAGTAAAATTAACAGTTGAAGTAATAGCAGGGATGAAAGTGACAATGTTTGTGCCAGTTGTCGTATTAGTGATCGTGCCAATGAATTGTGATTTGGCGATTTTAAGAGGGCGTCCCATTTGTTTTCCTTTAAGTTGTGTGCGGGTTCTATCCGCTACGCTGCGGGGACAGCATAAACTCTCAGAATGAGAGTGTATATGTTATTTATCGTTTTGGGTGATAAATGATGGTTTACGTACCGGTTGTCAGATGAGTTGCACCAAGTTCTGTTACACAGAAAGGCGCTGCCGTGCCATCTACATGAATGTAAGCAATGTAGTTACCTTGAAGTACCAGAATGCTGCGTTCTACTGTACTGGCAGGGATAACTTCACATGCTGTTGTGTTCGCTGTAACCGCTGAGTTACCGATGTTAAACGCAATAGCAGACGAGGTCGTTGCTATTCTTACTTTGTCAGTTGCAATCGGTCCAATCCTTAAGCTGCCCGCTGCTGCACTTTGTATATATGATGCCATGTTTTTTCCTTTGATATTTTATAATCTGCCCACTGCCACTTCAATGACGCCTGATGTGCCAGTGAAGTCTTCCAGAGACTTACCGATTACTGTTCCCATTAATGGTGATGCTGAAGGTCGTGCGAAGCCATCGCCGCCGCTTACCATCATATCACCTTTTCGTACATTACCTCTGACTTTACACGGCGCACGACCCTGTAAAGCAAGTTGTACGATGTATTCGCCGGCGCACTGAGAGTTCATCACATACGCAGGGTTAGTTGAGACAACACCTGCTACTCTGTTTGTTGAGTCTGATGCCAGAGTGACTTCATTCATGCCACCGAACTCCAGGACTGTCCCTGCTTCGTAATAAGCATCAGCTTTATAGCACTCTGCCAAGTCAGCATAAGTTGCATTCAGTTTAGAACCTGCTCCCAATGACCAGTTACCAGTGATAGTACCTGCTGTTGCTGTTGCGCCAGTTGTAATAGTAGTTGTAGTTACTGACCCGCCTGTTGTTACTGTTGTCGTGGAGCCTGCTGTTATTGCGTATGTGGCATTAGCAACAGTACCACTGACGTTTCCGCCTGCTACTGCATTTGCTGTTGCTGCGTAGTTTACTTGTCCACTGACGTTTCCGCCTGCTACTGCATTTGCTGTTGCTGCGTAG